CAGTATAATGTAACTGAACAGAAAAGTTAAAAGCATAAGTACCTGCAGTTGAATAAGTTACTTGGGTTCCTGCTACAAGACTTACACCATTAGCATAAGAAATTGTATTAGCAGTCATTAATGTTTCAGTATTAATAGTAGATGCTGATTGATCTACAGTTGAATACCAAGATCCATAAAGTGCAATTACACCACCTGTACCTGCAATACCTTGTAATCCTTGGACTCCTTGTAATCCTATAATGCCTTGAGTTCCCTGAGAACCTTGAGTTCCAGTTAAACCTTGTGTACCAATTATACCTTGGGTGCCTTGAGTACCCTGACTTCCAGTATCACCAATACTTCCTTGTGTACCTGTTGCTCCTTGTGTACCTGTACTTCCCGTAGTTCCTTGACCACCGGTATCACCTGTTAATCCTTGAATACCTAAAGCACCTTGAGAACCAGTATTACCGGTTGTTCCTTGAGATCCAGTATTTCCAACTGTACCTTGAACACCTTGTAGACCTTCTGTACCTTGGACTCCTACTGCACCCTGGGAACCATCTGTACCCTGGGAGCCTATAGTTCCTTGATTACCAAGTATACCTTGAGTTCCTTGTGCTCCTTGATTACCTGTTATGCCAGTTAAACCTTGAATTCCTAATGCACCTTGTGAGCCTGTGGATCCTGTTGATCCCTGACTTCCTGTATTTCCTATTGTTCCTTGTGTACCTACAACACCCTGGATTCCTTGAATTCCCTGTGCTCCTGTAAGTCCTTGAGTTCCTAAAGAACCTTGTATACCATCATTTCCTTGTATACCTTGTATTCCGGTTGTACCTTGCACACCTTGAATACCTTGATTTCCTAATAAACCTTCAGTACCTTGAATACCTTGTAAACCTTGAAGACCTGTTGTTCCTTGTGAGCCAACATCACCATGTGTTCCTTGAACACCTGTTGATCCCTGGGATCCTGTGGAACCTATAGCTCCTTGTGACCCAGTTATTCCAGTTTGTCCTTGGGTTCCTATAATACCTTGGGATCCGGTAGAACCAGTGGTTCCTTGAGAACCTGTGTCTCCTATTAATCCTTGGGCACCTACAGTTCCTTGTGATCCTGTGGATCCAGTTGTACCTTGGGATCCTGTTACACCTATCTGACCTTGTGCACCAACTAAACCTTGAATTCCTTGTAGACCTAGTAAACCTTGTGTTCCCTGGGTTCCCTGGGTTCCTTGAGAACCAACAGCTCCACCACTACACACCCAGTCTACAATATTATTGAGACTCTGTGCTACCGTAGTATCTTGTGCAATTACTGTAGCACCTTGGCATACTATATCAGCACCTGTATAGACAACACAATCTGCATCAAAGGATTCTGCACACTTCTCCTCATCACCACAAGCTTCTGTTGTGCATGGAGGAGGTGTAGTTAATCCAGATGTACATATGTTACACTTCCCACAGTTATTACACCCTGATGTAGGAAATACTCCCTCTATAGAACTAGATTTTTTGGGTATCATATCAATCTTCTAAATTTAGTGTAAAATCTTTTGGCTCACCTAGGATAGGTAATAATGATTCATGATACAAAATAAAATACAACTGATCTTTCTCGAAGTACTCATAAGCTACCCATGATTGAGTTGTATCCTCTGGTCTTATAGGAAAACCATAATAAGTATTAACAGCATTTACTGCTGTTATTGCTTCAATTTCTTCTCCATATGTGTATCCTTTAAAAACCATAATATGCTCTTATATTAGTTTCAATACCTACTCTGTCTGTACTCTTATCTGACGGATATAAAATTAATTCTCCATTATATCCATCATAATCTTCACTAATAATTCTGCTTCCAGCATAAACAGCACCCATTGTAGTAGCAGAGTATGCAGCTCCTGATGTAGCGGTAGCTCCATTACTAACACCATTTAAAAATGTTTCAACTGATGTTGTTGGTCTTATAGAAGTATGTACATACCTTGTATTTACTGAATATGCAGGTCCTACATCTATTGCCGGAATAGCAGTTGACCCAAAAGCAATTGACATTGAAGTTGCATCATTATTAAATCTAGTAAATTGACCAATTCTAGTTGCAGCCTGATCTTGTTGAAATAGTATTCCAGTATCTATACTAATTGTTGGTATTGCCATTGCAAATGTTGAATATGAACCATCAGTGCCAATAGCTAATAAACTACCAATAGCAATACCTGCAGACATTTTAGTTGTTCTTACTCTTTCCCAGAAAATATAATTTTGTCCACCAGTTGGAATAATTAAAGGTTGTAACAATGCTGTTGTTTGAACCATATCAGAGTTAGCTAATGTAGGAGTTGCTTGATTATACCATTTAGTAACATATCCTTTTGCACTTCCTAAAAAAGTAGTCAATGCTGCTGCATCTAAATCTACACCAACAAAACCAATATCAGCAGTTGCATTATCAGAGTCTCTTCTTACTTCAATAGCAAATCCTGGATATGCAGTTCTTAACTTTCTAACAGAATATGCTAATGTAGCTCCCGGAAATTCATCAAGCAAATAAGCAGGAGGTACTACACTAGACTGTATGTCAATGTAATTACCACCAGTCCATCCTGGGAATATCTTGTTAAATATTTTAACAGACATGTTATACTGTTGTATAAATAATTAATAATTCTGCTCCAGAAGTTGTTGTACTATAAACAAATGCTCCACTAGCAAAAGTATTATTTAATGCACCTGCATCAAAGTTAATTGTTTCTCCTGGTTTAATAATTACTGTATTAACAGTAGCATTAGCAGTTCCTACATTAGAGAAAGATATACTATATGTTACTACAGCAATTGAACCATTTGAACCAGATACCCGTAAAATTCCAGGTGTTCTTGATATTGGAGATAATAAATTAGTAGTAGCAAGTGTATTTATTTCTACATCAACAAGAGTTGCTTCGGTAGCAAGTCCTGTAGTGTTAATTACAACTTCTTTTAGTTGATCACAAGCACACTGTAGTCCTTGTAATGATTTTAACTGATATGGAAAGTTATTTCCTTTGTTTCCATATTCTTTAGTATTTCCAATTGACATATCTATATAATTTAATAAGGGTGCTACACACTATACATTATAATATACTAAAAATAATTGGTATAACCAAAAAACCCCAGATGTTTCTTCCAGGGTTCCGTATTTTCTAGAGTAATATTATGCTATGATAAGGTAGTGAACCTTAACTACATTGTTTAATGCATCTACACTAGCTCCATTACTAAGAACTACTTTGAATGATCCTGCTGCAATGTCAGATACTCCTACTACAGGAATACCAGTTGCTGCCTCATCATACTGAACAGATACTAAAATCTTAGATCCAGCAACTACATTTGGGTTAGTTACTGTAAAAAATGTTTTAGCATCAGCTGCTAAAGTAGAGGAAACTGTAGTAATAATCCCATTAAGGGCATCAACAGTTACTCCTGTTGTAATACTTGTACCTTGAGTTACATTTGCTGTATGGTACAAAGTTTGTAATGGTGCAGCATTAACTGCAAGTGGTAAATAACTATCATCACGTGAAGGATCTTTTGCTCCTACAGCAAGTAAGTTAGGCACATCGGTTGGTAAAGTAGCACGGTACTGACCGTTCTTAATCCAAGAAATAAAATTTAAAATATCCATAGCTATAGTTTTTTTTGTATACATTATAATATACTAAAAATATATGATATAAAAAAATCTCTAGGTTATTTTCTAAAGATTTTATGTATTCTATTAAATGATATTAATCTAGCCACATAGATAACCTGCAAGAAATGCTATTGACAACATTAAAGCAATGGCTAGATTACTTAATTGTCTTGCTCCTTTGTCTTCTTCCCATACATGATAGGTATGGTTATAGAAAGGTTTAGTCAAATTAACTGACGTTATCCAAAGGAATGCTACAAAAATTACAGTCATTCCCCAACCTATTGCTTTAAGTATCAGTATCATAATGAGTCAATTCGTTTCTGTAAATATACTAAAGCTTTTTGTAAATCTTCTTTTTCAGTAAATTTATTTTTCTTACCAGCTCTGGCAAGATACTTAACCACATTACCAAGATAAAAGTCTTTGTCTAATCCCCAAGCTTCAAGTACATTAAAAACTTCAAAAGGATTATCCTTACCACCATAGTGCTTAGGTCTTAATGCAGTTAGGTCAGTTAATTCTACAATACGATGCTTGTAATCCTTACACAACATTCCTGTTGTAGTAGTTGCTGTATAGTCAGTTGGCTTTTCCATGACTACCAAACAATTACAACATCCCCTTCATTAAGTACAAACTTAACTGAACCACCTACTTCAATTCTTTCTACAACTTCCAAGTTCAATGCAGATGTACGGATATAAACCTGATCTCCAGCTTTTACATCTTCTACTTTGTCTCCAACTGCATACACAGTTAACTTGTTCCACAGCTTCATAGCTTCAGCCATGATGTGTTCTTCATCTTTCTCAGATAACTTTATACCTGATTCTTTTTTTTGAGGTATCTCTACTAATATAGTACGACCTCTTAACAATTTAAATTCTTTCATTACTTATTTTTAAACGTGATTACTTTTACTATTGCCATTTGTGCATTCACCAGTTCTCCAACTGCATGATCAAACAGTAAACTTTTAATTGGAGACTTATCTCCTTTCTGATACTCATCTAATAATAAATTAGTAAGATCAGCCATTGTTTTTTTTATTTGGTACACAGATCCTTCTTCTTCTATAGAGGAGTCTATGTCTATTAATAGTTCTCCAAAAGATAAAATCTTTGTTTCTTTAAAAACTATTTCTGGTTCTTGATTTTTTATTTCTTCCATTATTCTACTGTTTCGTAAGTTAATTCAAAAATTTTTGGTTTGCATGGGTAAAACTCCCCAGCTACTCCTTTAATAATATAGTCTCCTATAGCCGCTTGCATGTCTCCTTCCAGTGTATCAATAAACAAATCCTTTACTGTACCATAACTTGTAAAGTAACAGCTCTTACAAAAACTTGTAATTTCAAATTGATTCTTGCCATCCCATTGGACAGCCTCAACTACTACTGGTTTTTTTCTGTAAGACTTAGGCATCGTATTGACTCAAATCTTTATTAGGACCATCAACTTCATTTCTATGATTAGTTAACAAATCAAATTTAATTTGTTCAAGGAGTCCGATCAAAGTTATTGCAGGCATGTTTGCTTTCTGACTGCTGATCTCAATTTCTATTCCATCATTCTCGTGTACGTGTATCGCAAGAATTGTAATTTTATTTTCTGACATAAGACTTTGGTTTTTACAAATATAAAAACTTTTTTTGTTTAAACTAAAAACCTATAAAAAATCTTTTTCATTTTAAAAATTTTTCACCTGTGATTCTGTTTCTAAT